GTAGCGCTTGTGGCTAAAAAAACGCCCTGTGACCGATTCCCCTTGCGTGTATTGCAACGCTTACAACAGGCTACTGCGTTGTCAGGACTGACTACTAACTCAGGCGCTTTAGATATTGGGATGACGTGGTCAACCTGGTCTGCATCTTGGCCACAGTAAAAGCATACGTAACCGTCACGCTGCAGTATCTTGGTGCGGAAGCCGTCACGGTATGCGCGCTTGAGTCTAGGGTCACCACGATTAGCCATTAGTAATGCCCTACCTTCTTATGTCTATCTAACGCCTTGCACGTATCACCCTTATAGATCCTATGATGATTGATGTATTTAAGGCCTAAGTCTATCTGCTTATATGGATTAGTCTCTGTCATCTTGAGCAGCTGTGGAATACCAAACGCACTGCTCTTAGGATTCTTAGCTGTAGATGACCAGTTACTCTCTAAACGCCATAACGTCACCAAACAGCGGTACTGCTTATCATTACCTAACTTCATATGAGCATATAACTTATAGCTCTCTACGTTTGAATCGTAAGCCTTTGCTGGCGTAATCCCAATTACACAATACAGCCCCACAAGCACCAAACATCGCCTGCGAGCTATCCGCCTCAGCGGCTCGCCAGCGAGTTGTGATGCTAGCGTAGGTGTCAAGCTACTAGCGAGTATGTGGATAAGTTGAGCGTATCTCCTGCGTGTCGTCCACAGGTTTGCCTTGCCTGTGGATAACTCCTGTGGATAACTATTTAGCATCTTTGCCCCAACCTGTGCCCCTAAATATGGCACCTACTGGGTCATAAATACGGCGCATATCAAAGCCACAACACTTAGGTATGTTTACATCGTGTATAGATCGTTGAACCTCAAAGCGTATGGAGCAGCTAATACACTCATATTCATACATCGGCATAAGTAACCAATAGGCAAACGCTCATTTTGCTACATACCTTGCATTGTAAGACTTTTACGTTAGCAGGCAGGTTATCTGTAACTATGCGCTCTATCTGCTCTGTTATTTTCTTACAGCTGCGGCACTCAAAGCGTATGGACTCACTCATAGCTGCACCGCCTCTGAGATAGGCAAAAGGGCCACGGTCTTGTCAACCTGGCCCTGAGAGTCAAACTCTGTCTTAGCAGGCAGCCTTTTAACTGACCACTTAACAGTTATCTTACGCAGGTTAAAGGCGTAAATGCCCTTGGGTGTGGCATTGACGTAAAAAGGTGTAAAGCCCAGGCGCTCGGCCTGTTGCATTAGCGCATCATACTTGTCTTGCTCTATAAGCAGATTATCGTAATGCGTGTGCCTGCATTTTAGCTCTATATGCAGCCTATACAGGGTGCTAGTGGCATCGTGGTATTCATATTGGTCAGATGACTTAGTTAGATCCTCTAAGTATCGGCCTTTAATGTAGTTGAATAGCTCTTGCTCTGTGTCTATCATCGGCAGCCTTTGCAAAACCATATAATGTTTTCAAAGCTGTTTTTTTGATAGCCAAACTTATCTAACTGTGCTACCAGGGCGCACTTATCGCATTGTTCAACCTTGTACTCAGCTGCTAACTCACCATTAACAAAGAGTTTGCCTGTCATCTCTTTAAGGTTGATTAACTCGTAGCTGTCGCTCATACCTGGGGCGCCCAGCCTGTAGATGTCTGCATATACCAAACGGGGTCACATTGTGTTGCCTTGCTCTTTTCTATGCAGCTGTAATTGCCCCATTTTTTGTTGGTCTTGGCACTTACGCCTTCTCGCCATACACGCGCCCCGTGTTGGCACTCGGGTTTGCCTTGTAAGTAAATGCCGCCTAGCTCGTTTTTAACTGCCTCTATGGTCTGTGCCACAGGTGTTGTAGCCCATAGATCATCGCTAACAGGTGCTACGTCTTTAGTGCTGAGCGCCTCTACCTTTTCCATATCCTGCTTAGTGCTGCGAGCAATACCGCCAGGTGTCAGCAAACCAATAACGCGCCCGTAGGCGCTCGTTACTGCGTTTTCTACCCAAAAGTGCAGGTTAACGCCACGGTCTGAGCGCATCTCAAAAGCATAATCAACAGCGCTTGGTAGGTAATCTTCGTACTCTTTGTAGGCCTCAGCCTTAACTAGAATATAACCTTTTGTTATATCTATATCTTCGATATAAGCAACTAGGCGCAAGGTTGGGAACTCTAAACGCGCCCTGATAATCCTGGCGTTGACATCCTCGTAGCCCTCTAGAAAGTTACTCATCGCTTGGCCTCAGCTTCTTTTAGCGCCTTAGCGATATTACGGCCACGTAGGTAACCTTCACCCAGGCCTACTTTGTAGCCCATTTCATAAGCAGCCCATATAAATAAGCCCATAAACAGGCAAACCATACCCACCACTATTAAATCTAAACTGTTCATCTTTCGCCCTTTGTTAAGGCCGATAAGCTACTTATCCGAGTAGCCCTCTCGGCGTGTGTAGTGAAAGTATGAACCTACGCACCGACAAAAGGCAACGCGACACGCCCTACTTACTGAGTCTGTCCTCTAGCAACAGCTCGTAAATCTTGTCCACGCGTATCTCTATACGCTCAACCCTACCTTTAAGGTTATGCCCGCCGTTACCGTCATCGCGTAGCTCAGATAGGTAGTACTTAACAAGGTGGCGCACAAGCCCAGCCATAAGCCCTGAAAGCGTAGCAATCCCCAAAGCTACGGCTATGTATGCCTGGGCCTGCGACATCACTTTGCCTCTGTATCTTTTTTATTAAAGCGTGGCGCTGACCCACCTATAAAACCCACGGCCCCGCCAACAAGGGCCGAGCCAAGAGCTGTTAATAATTGAGTAGCCGCATCGCTTATAGGTATATTTTGGTGACCTTCTGTAACTATAGCTAAGTAAAAAGACCTACCAAAAGCGCCAATGGCAATAATTAGAACGAGCGCCACAGCACCTTTAGCAAGGATTACAGCCACTTGATCGTGTGCTGGGCGTTCCTCCATTACTTAGCGCCTATTCCCAGTTGCTTTTCATTAGGTGCTATAGCTTTGAGTACTGGCCCAATTAGCCCAGCTAAAAAAGCATTAGCTAGTACTTTAGGGTCTGTTATGCCTGATAGATACAGCGCACCCACGCACGATAGAGCTGCACGTAGGTAGGACAAGGCCGCAGCCTTTAGTTGCTCTTTCATTGTATTGCTCCTTCAATGCCCCTTAGTTGACCTGTTTTAGTATAAAAACCGTGTTAGTACCTGAGGCCACAATTCCATAAAGGCCTTCATTATCGCCTACGGGTAACTCCATTTTGTCACCAGTATCTAGCTTGTAACCGTTTGCTGTGGTTACGTTGCTAGCACCTATGTACAGGGCACCGCCTGAGTTATGAAGCCAAACGGTTTGATCCATAAAGTTTGCAGCTACTAATAATGTAGCTGTAGTGCCTACGCTTACCTGTGCGCTAGTTGGCATTTTCTAATCCTAACTTAGTAATTAAAGCCGTGACCTTTTCAGGGCTTAGTGCTATCTCAAAGTGCATTTCATCTTTTCTAGTCCAATCCCCGCCCCAGGTTAGCCCGTACTTTTTAGCCAGGGCACGGATCATAGGTACCTTGCTAGCCTCAAACGTGCCTACCTTGCCTAAAGGGTGCTTTGTAGCGTTAAGGTCTATAGCTGTGCCGCTACTATGATTACTTAATTTACCTGGCACACCTCTTACGTCTCTGTAGGCATAGCCCCAATCGTCAAACGTGCCGCCTTCTATTGGCTCTATTAGCTCGTTAAACTCTTTAGCAAAGTTAATAAGCAACGGCGCTACCTTTTCGGCGCAGCGGATTTTTAGGCTTGTACCCTCTACCTTAAAAGGCTTTACGCCTATCTCAGCCTGATCCTTAGATGCTGGCCAGCCGTTGTAGCTAGTCTGCATCTGTAACTATTGGTGTGGATTGTTCCGCTTGCTGCGCTTCGTAGTGTTCTTTAGTCATTGAAGTAAATGAACCATCTTCGTGTTCAATTACAGCGTGAGTAACGCTTTTGCCTTCAAACTCTTCAACCTCAATAAATGATACTTTGCTCATAGTTCTGCACTCAATCCTATGTAGTTATTTCCATTGTTTGACAAGATGTAATAAAGTTGTCCAGCAGTTGCACCTGTTGTAGTCAGCGTAATGATTGCTGCGCTATCAGTTGTGCCAGTCGTGTTAATTACTGCATTAGAAATACTAGTTACTCCTGCCCCCCAAGCCGTAATCCAAGATAGGTTTTGGAAGTCTAAAGAAGTTGGAGTAACTCGCATTTTAACTGGATGGTTGATAAATCCTGAAATAGATGTGCTAGATGCACCTGTACCCATAACTCCAAACCAGCCAAAATTAGTAGAAGTTGTTGAGTAGTTGCGATAATAATACCTCTGACAAGCGGCTAATTCTCCTTGGATAGTAGCGGCATAAGTTCTAAAAGGTAATGCAACGCTTCCGACATCTATTTGTATGCCTGTTACTTCGTAATAATCGTTAGTGCTTGCAGTGCCAGTTGGATTGAATATAAAGTTAACATACAATTCTGTCGCCGTGCTTCCAACAGTTCCAGTATATGTAAAACGCTGCCAAGTAGTAGTAAGTGTTGCGTTTTGACTAATAACATTGCTTGCACCCGTATAAGCGGAAAA